TAGCTATATAAGGTGCACCACTAATATCTTCTAATTCAAAGCCTAACGGTACAATAGCACTCATACCAGCAACCCAAAAGTCATGATAGATACCAAACACCGCTTCGTGCTGAATAACGCTAGATACACCCTCTACATTAACGAATAAAGACGCTAACTGACCAGAGCAAGCCACGATGACTTTACAGCCCTTCTCAGCGATATACTTCGCATATCTAACTTGGTGTATTTGATCGCCTAGACCACCCTCAAGATTTAACAGTACAATCCCTTTAGTCTTGCCATCCCACTGTGGTGTAGGTACATCTGGTTGTTTATTGCCAAAGACTCCAGCAACACGACCTCTATCTAATAACTGATAACCTTTTTGAATCTGACCTTGTCTTAATAGATACCAACCACGATTATAAGCAGCTCTATTGTTACTTGGTTCTGTAGCCTCTAACTTCTGCGCTATGCGCCAGCCTTCAGCAAAATCACCTGTAGTAGATGCAGCTAATTGAAGGTCTAAGTCATGTAAGTCAGGCATAGTTCTAGGCGTCTCTAACCAAAACTCGGGCTGGCAGAATGAACCGTAATAAGAACCTAACACATCTTTTGGATGCTCATTGTGTTGTCTTTCAAGAACAGGTTTCACATCATGCATACCTTTAGTACCATGCAACTGCTCATCATCTTCAGCAACAGTAGAACCGTCAATAGCATTAAAGTCGTATTCAAAATCAGGTAATTCTAAAAAGGTATGTATGCGTTGTAGTTGCTCTTTAGGATTAGAAATTAAGTCATCGTACTCAACAAACAAAAAGTTATCTGGTGCCGCTAAGTAACCGTTCTGTAGCGATATGTACGCAGCCTTTAAGTGATCCATCAACTGCCCAGACTCCATAAACTCATCTAAGTCTTCAGGCTTGGCAATACGCACAAACGATGCCGCACAATCAGGTACAGAACGAACAGTTGCAATAATCTTTGGTTGGTGCCCTAATACTTGAGCCATAGCAGACATAATTACATGTAGAGACCAACCACGTGATTTGTCAATTATAAAAGGTTTATCAACATCTTCATAAAAAGAATCTACAATACCCCCCATGACATGCGCTAATTTTTTACGATCTTTGTCATTTTCATTTAATAACCCAGCAGAATGCCACACATTTGCCATGCCGTCTAAAGCGTGAACTAAGCCTGAAGTGGTTGAAACGTGAGTTATAGAATTTTGATTCATAATAGCAGCGAGTACCGTGCTACCGCTTCTTGGAACACCTGCGAGAAATGCTAATTGCTTATTCATATTGATGTGGGCTCTGATGTGATGGTGGATAAGTTTCTTTTTTCTAAATGACGTTGTCTTCGTAAATCTGACCAAGGTTTACCCTTATGCGCCAAACTTAATGCTACACAATGTTCTTCAGACTTTTTCTTGCCTTTGTTTCCGGCACTTATTTTATCACAGTGTTCAATAGATAGTTCTTTCCCTTTATGCAGAGCACTCATCATTTCTTTAACTGAATCAGGCATCTTTTTACCAAGATTAGCTGCACGTAACTTTGCTCTTTTTTCTTCAGAACATATTTGGCCTGTGCTTGCTGCTCTTAATTTCTCTATAGTTTCAGCCGTAGGAACCCTTCCCATATGTGTTGCGCTCATCTTTTCTCTTGTTTCAGCAGAGTGTATTCTGCCTACACCAGCTAATTTTAGTCTTTCTATTAGTTCTGGTGATCTATTTCTATTTGCTTCACTCATCTTTGCTCTTGTTTCAGCAGATGGATTGGTATTTGCAGCACTTATTTTTGCTTTGTGTTCATCAGTAATAGTGCGTCCACTAGGCCCTTCACCGCCATCTGTCATATTAGCTAAAGAAACACCCATTTTTTTAAGACATTTAATTAAACCTATCTCAAGGCTAAACGATATTTCTTCAGAGGAGCAGTCTAATTTTCCAATAAGAATGTTCTGTTTACCATATTTAGCAACAGTTCTAGCATGATATGAATTACGCCCAGATAATCGGTGGGCTCTAGCACCATTCCCCTTACCCACATAAAACGGGGTGCCATCTGGTTTAGCATGTATGTATGCATAAAATTGCTTCATTTCGCCAAACCATCAAGTGCATGAACAAGACCTGATGTAGTAGATACATTAGTCTGTGAATTTTGGTTAAGTATCGCTGCAAGTACCGTAGAACCTGAACGTGGCACACCTGATAGGAAATGTAGAGTCTTTTTCATATACTGATCTCGTTATTGTTATTTTGACAAGGGTATATAGTATACATTAAATAAATTTATGTGAGGGTTGCCGCTGTATGGTCATACCCAGCTGATATTTTAGACCAAGTGGTAAGTGCACCTACTTGTACAGGGCTAGAACGATAAGTTGTATTACCTAGACCTAATTGTCCAGCAGCGTTATATCCCCAAGACCATAAAGTGCCATTTGTTTTAGTAGCTAAAGTATGTCGATACCCGCTAACAATGTTAAGCCAAGTAGTAAGTGCCCCTACTTGTACGGGGCTTGAGTAGTACGTTAAATTACTTAGCCCTAATTGACCAACAGAATTATGCCCCCAAGACCATAGGGTACCATTAGTTTTAGTAGCTATACTATCTCCCCATCCCCCAGCTAATTTAGACCAAGTTGTAAGTGCTCCTACTTGCACAGGGCTAGAACGATAAGTTGTATTACCTAGACCTAACTGTCCATAAAAATTATTTCCCCAAGCCCAAAGAGTACCGTCAGTTTTAGTTGCTAATGCAAAACCAGCACTTTGCCCCGCTTGTATATTAACCCAGTTAGTTAGTGAACCTACTTGCACAGGGCTTGAGCGGTTAGTTAAATCATTTAAACCTAACTGACCATTAGTATTAAGACCCCAACTCCATAGGGTTCCATCTGTTTTAGTAGCAATCATCCACCTATATCCGGCAGATATATTTAACCAAGTTGTAAGTGCACCTACTTGTACAGGGCTTGAACGGGTAGTTATATCACCTAAGCCTAACTGCCCCTGAGCATTGCTACCCCAAGACCAAAGAGTTCCATCTGTTTTAGTGGCTATAGTAAATCCCCTACCTGTAGATATATTAAGCCACGTAGTAAGAGCCCCTACTTGTTTAGGGCTTGAGTAATTAGTTACATTACCTAAGCCTAACTGTCCAGAAGTATTACCTCCCCAAGACCAAAGAGTACCGTTGGTTTTAGTTGCAACTGTTAAATTATAATTAGCAGATAATGTAAGCCACGATGTTAGTGCACCTACTTGTACGGGACTTGAACGATTAGTTGTATCACCTAGACCTAACTGCCCTTCGGAGTTTCTACCCCAACTATAAAGAAAAGGCAGGCCTGTCCAAGTTCCCGCAGCTACGGCTTGCATTTGACTCTGTGGGGTCCACATGCCTGAATATTGTACGTATGGATAAATTACTGGCATTGTATTTTCCTAATATTTGAGGGCTATGGTGCAGGAATAACCACTTGATATCCCATACCAAGTTGTTAATGCACCTACTTGTACTGGGCTAGAGCGATAAGTCGTGTTTCCTTGACCTAACTGACCGCTACCATTACCTCCCCAAGCCCAAAGGGCACCATCTGTTTTAGTAGCTAGTGTATGGTAGCGTCCACCTGACACGTTAGACCAAGTTGTAAGCAACCCTACTTGCACAGGACTTGACCTATTAACTATATTACCTAAACCTAAATTTCCTTCGCCGTTATACCCCCAAGACCACAATGTTCCGTCAGTCTTAGTGGCTAAAACATAGGATGGTCCGCATGTTACTTTAGACCATGTTGTAAGTGCACCTACTTGTACTGGAGAAGATGTATCAGTAGCTGGCGATCCTGACGTACCTAGGCCTAACTGCCCCGAATCGTTTCTACCCCAAGACCATAAGGTTCCATTTGTTTTGGTTGCTACAGTATGATAAAACCCACCCGCTACATTTAACCAAGTTGTAAGTGCACCTACTTGTACAGGACTAGACCTATTAACTGTAGTTCCTGAGCCCAATTGACCGTAAGTATTCTGACCCCATGACCATAAAGTGCCATCAGTTTTAGTTGCTAGGGTAAAGTATTGACCTGCAGATACATTAAGCCAGTCCGTTAGTAATCCTACTTGCACTGGGCTTGAACGGGTAGCTACATTACCTAGACCCAATTGCCCTAAGAGGTTATATCCCCATGACCATAGAGTGCCATCAGTTTTAGAGGCCAAGGTGTGCTGCGCCCCACCTGCTACGTTAGACCAATTAGTAAGAGTCCCTACTTGCTTAGGGCTTGAGTAGTAAGTTAAATTACTCAGCCCTAATTGACCTCTGTTATTACGCCCACAAGCCCAAAGAGTACCGTTGGTTTTAGTACTTATTGTGAAATTTTCACCTGATGTAATGTTTAACCAAGTTGTTAATGCACCTACTTGCTTAGGACTTGAGTAACTAGTTGTATTGCCAAGACCTAACTGACCATCAGTGTTTAACCCCCAACTCCACATCTCATAGGTATAGGCACTAGGCGTAGGAGCAACCAAAGGGTTAAAGAGCCCTGCTTGTATGAACCCTGCTAAATATCTTTGCGACATTGCAGTCTCCTTATGTTATTTCTTCCCACGAAGCTGTTACCACCAATGCCGTAGCTGTACCTGCAGTAGCACCTATAGACTTATCTTCAAGCAAATAGAACGCTGTGGTTTTGTCTGTTACGATCAATGAAGCATAAGCTGGCACTGAGATAGTTGAAGCTATTGGAAATGCTGTACCACCTAGAGCCGCTGCGCTATACACGTTAATAGTGATGTTAGCCGCTGAAGCAGAGGTGTTAGCCACAACAATAGAGTCTATTTTATAGACCTTACCACTTGAGGCTGCATTACTTGCCACAGAAGTTGCAGAGGTTGTAGTCAGTGAAGTTGTACTGGTGTTACCATTAATTACGGTAACATTAACTATATTTGGGTTTGCCATCGTTGTTCCTTAAAAGCCGAAAATCATAGCCATAGCAATGGCTTTACCTGTTGTTATACCACTAGCCGCTGGGGCGGTAGACGCCCAAGTCGTGCCGTTACTTGTTAAAACATTACCTGAAGTGCTAGGAGCTACTGTTAAAGGGGCAGAGGCTCCATTCCCTAAAATAACATTGTTAAGCGGCAGTGTTGCTGCGCCAGTACCACCAGACCCTACAGGCAAAGGTGTAGGTAACACTAACGCCCCACTACTATCCAGATTAACAGATTTGCCAGCCGGGTATGTACAGAATACATCTTTAGTACCTGTTGTAAACGTAACAGCTACACCACCATTGCTAGATGCTAATACTGTTGTTCTAGTTAATAACCCTGCACTTACTGTTCCTAAGCCAACTTCCCACTCAGCTGTCCCTGTATTTGTAATACCGTAATACGTTGTATTGGTATTGCCTATTGCTGTTGAAAAAGCCTGATATCCACTTATAGCGCCTGTAAGTACAAGTGCGCCCGTACCTATTGATGTACTAGCTTCTCTAACCCTATCTGCTAAAACTAATGCCATGATCTTCTCCCGATTATGCTAAGCGTAATATAGCACTTGTGCTATTGGCTGCAGGGAATATAACTGTGAAGGTACCTGTTGTAGAGGTCTTATCAGCCCCAAAGTCTAGCACTGCAACAGCTGCATTGCCTTGTGAGCTATTATAAATCAAAGCCCCTCTAGCAGTTATAGTAGCAGCAGCCCAAGAAGCATTAGCAAACGATAAGAACGCAGTTGTGCCTGTAAACGTAGGTAGAGTAGATACCGTTAATGTAATACCTCCTGCTGTGTACCCTACACCTGTAACTTCATCTGAAGTAGTGTATGCTCCAGTGGTTGCATCCAGAGTTGCTGTAGAACTATATAGGGCGATTTTAAATACATCTTGAGCTGTTGATGCACGTATAACACCTATCCCAAAATTATGTACACCGTCAAATAGACCTACTTTAAATGAAGTCGCTAAACTTTGTGTTATAGCCATTATAATACCTTATGTTAATTATGTTTATATTAGGAAACGGGAAGCCGTATTTGCCCATCACGATATGCTGTTCTTCGTTCTTTACCATCACCCATCAGTTTTAGTAAGCTCAAAGATTCTTGATATTTTTGCTCATAATTGGCAATAACATCGGGTTCACCTTTTTGGTATACGCCAGCTTCTCGTAAAGACCCATATAGTAATACTGACTCAAAGTGATCCCCAACCCAAGTTGTACCTGCTGTCACAATAGACTCAGGGTAATAATACTCATGCAGTTCAACTTGGTATACAGCATCGGGCGTAGGCCCTAAAATAAATGTCGTATCAGAAAACTGACCGAAGTACTTTGGCATACCTTGACCACTAGGACTTGGATACGCTTCTCTAATAAAGTTAACATCTTTATCTATAAGAAAATGCTGGTCCCCTGCACTATCAAATACAGCAAATGAAAACGTAGCTAAATAGTCACTAGGGAGCTGTAAATACTTTAACCCACTCACAGTACTACTTAATACGTTTCTACGTATAGCGGGCAACTGAACGCTATTATAAATACGTTCTTCTGCAATATTAACAAAATTAGGTATGTTATCTACAAAGGATTGCTCTGTAGTTTCCGCGTAGTTACAAATAGCACTTACGAGCTGGGTATAGTTCATCAGTTACGCCATTGGACCACGAGCGATGGTTCCTTTTGTAGCAGCCCCATTACCACGGGTTTTAACACCTGTAGTTTTAATATCTTTTTGAGGATAGCCTGATGTATTAGCAGCAGGTGCTGGTTTAATTTGTGGGTATTTGTCAGATAGAATAGTCATAAGTTTCTCTTAATTTGTTGTAACTGTTACAGTTCCTACTTGCCCTACAGCAACTAGATCATTCGGTGTTAATGCACTATCAAATTGACTAGCCCCACCAACAGGGTTCCATCCCCATTGTATTTGTCTACTACCACCGCTCGGGTTATTATTAATATTCAAACCCGATACTACGTAACTTGTATCTCTACGTGGATTACGTAAAGCCTGTGGATCAAAAACGGGCCGCATCCCAACTTGTAATTGAGGTTGATCAGGGGACCAGCAACTGTCACACGCCAGTATATTAGTTATCTTAGTCTTTATAGTAAGCGGGCGCAACCTTTTAAGTAGGAACTCCAGACCACAAACATCGCAGGTTCCAAGTGCTATTTTTCCTCTAGCGTATTTAGAGCTCATATCTATTATTCTTTTTTATATTCTCAATAGCAGGGATAACCTGCATATTAAAAGGTGTATGGAGTCCGCTAACAAATTCACCCTGCAAGGGTATTATATGATCCACATGCCATAACACACCTGTTAACTTTGTACGTAAAGCTGATAATTCATATATCTCTTTTATCATCCATAAATCTGTTTCGGTAGTCCATTTAGGTATACGTTGTAATTTAGCAGCTTTTCTTTTAGCAACTGCTGCGTTTATAATATCCGTATTATTTTGAGCATATGTTTTTTTACGTATTTTTATAAGTTCTTTATTTGCGTCCCTATATACCTTAGCTTTAACCCTATCTTTTGCTCTAAATTCATCAATATTATTAACTTTCCACCGTTTTTGATTTGCAGCTATAAGGTCAGGATGGTTTTTAGCATATTTAATTTGATGTTCTTTGTGTTTTTCTGGATTATCAATACGCCATTTTTTGGTTCTAGCGGTAGCTTTTTCTTTATTAGCATCTCGATAAGCTTTTGCATATTCAGCTCTGGCTATAGGACATTTAATAGGCATTAAATAAACGCCACTCTTGGAACCATACGTACAGGTGCCTTTTCTCTATTTTCGTCACTTGCTAATTGGAACTGCTCGTCATATACCATCTTTAATGCAGCTGCTCTATTAATATCAACACCCGGAAGCTTCATAGCTAAGTAATATGCCAACCCTGCGATAAGCGCAGGTAAAAACAAATAGGGTATATCTTGTGTATTAATAGCATTACCAGCATCTTGCATTCTTCTTAAACGCCAGTAAATAAAAGTGAACTGATTACCCGGAGATTGTGGTGTAGGCCATACATTAATTGTAGGGTAGGCTACACCTGTAGGAGTTGTTGCTCCTGATTGTCTGTTTATCCATACTTGGATAGGTTTACCTAGTGCATTCTTATTAGGGATTGTCGAGTAAGTAGAACCTGAAATTCTTGATATAGTTATATCAGATTGATTTTGACCTGAACCTGTACGGATAACTTGGTCAAGTAAATCAACGGTATCTATAGGTAAGTCATACACCGCTTGCCCTGTAACCATAGGAATTGAGCCTTCTTCTACAGTCCAGAGATTTATACCCCTGTTCCCCCACTCTGCAAAAAGAAGGTTAAGAGATCGTCTGGCTGTTTTAAAGTCATAACCACTACGAAGTTCAGCCCCGCAGCGTTCAAATGCTTCTTCAATAATCTCAGATAAGTCTAGATTAAATAGCGCGGTTCCAGTAGTGGTCATTTCTTAGCCCGTTTGTTTTTAGTAAGAGGAGGAAAGCTTTTAGCTACTCCCCCTTTCTTATACATCTCTACAGCATTAGGATCGTCCTTACGGATAATCTTCTTACCTTTAGGCATCTTACTAGGGTTAATGTCGCCCATACCTCTGCTTGCCCTCATGTTAACACATTTTTCCACGAGTTTTACCACGTTGAGCAATACCATCACCACGTGATGCTTTAACAGAGCCACCTGATTTATAGGCAGGTGTAAGTTTATTTGCCATCGGTCTTTGTAAGTCAGCGTTACGCATTTCATCCATCGCTGGATTAGGTGCTGTTGGAGCTACAGCAGGTCTTACCATAGGTCTTGGGGCTACAGGTCTTGCTACAGCAACTGGGCGATCATCTCTTTTAGAAAGCATTTCACTTTCAATGTCAGCTCTTTTAATAGCTTCAGATGCTTGCTTACGTTTTACTTTTTCATCTTCTTTTTTAGATTTCATTAGCAAAATTTACCTTTTGTTTTACCTTTAGTTGCAACGCCGTCAGCAGCTTTTACAAAACCGCCAGCTCTATAACATTTACCACCAGCTTTCATCTTTTTCATTGGCTCAGACTTCTCACCTTTAGCATATTGCATAGGGGTGATCTTACCAGACTTAATAGCTTTAGCTTCTTTAAGCTCTTCGCTTACAGACTCTTTACCTTTAAACATTTTCTTTAAATCAACTTTTTTAGCCATTTTACCACCCTCGTTAAATTTCTTACCTTTATCAGCGGCAGCAAAGTCTTTTCCTACCGATTGCGGAACCCCCGCTTTTTTAGCAAATTTAGGACTGTGAGCTATTGCCCGCATAAAATCCGCTTGTTTCTTTGATTTACTTGGCACCGCACTTCCACCTTTTTAGTGATGCAGCTTTACGTGTAGGTTTACCGTTCTCATCTTTCATAGGTCCCGGCATACCTGACATTCTAGCACAAAATGATTTCTTTCTTGGACCGCCTTCTGGTTGAGGAGCTTTTAGATTAGAGCCTGTAGCTGCATTATATTTGGCTCTACCTTTTGCAGTCAAACCAGCGCCCTTAGACACAGGTAACTTTTCCCCTCTACCAACCGATAAGACTGGAGCTTTTTTAGTAGCCATTAGTGTTTAACCATATCAATAAACCAAGTAACAAATGCAGCTACAGATGCGCCGATACCACCAACTACTAGTAACAACTTCCATCCACCTTTAGCTTCAGAGAGTATTACACCGATATTTTTAAGAGCTTCTTTTATCTCATCAATATCTTTAACCATTTTATCCATATCTGCCTGTAAATGCCTTATGTCTGCACTATGGGTAGCAAGCTCTCTTACTGTTTGCATTGCCGGATCGTCCAATCTTTGATGTTCCATATTATATAGAGTATCTGAGTTGTGTGGTTAGGTCAATCATTGTTTCTACCCCAAATGGTAATGTAAGAGCCCGCAATAATACCAGCACTTATAGTAGCTGGAGTAACGGCTGCATTAGTAAGATACGACACCAAACTAATTGCGTTTATTCCGGTTGTATTGTTGATCCACATACCCGCTGTTTGAAACATCGCTGGTGGAGTTGACGCTGTAGGCCCACCAGCATACTGACCTTGCCCGGTCATCCGTTTAAGTGCCAGTGGGGGGTTGTTAATATCCATTGTTCCCCATCTAGCTACGTTAGTTGGTGTGCCTCCCGCTGTAGGCCAGCCGGGAATACTAGGTGTATTTGTAACAACTCCTGCCACTAGAAGGGCGGTTACAATCTGCTTAGCAGTCATCAGGATCGCCGTCTCGTTAGGTGTAGTAGTACCCACTACTACCCTTGCAATAGCTGCACCTGCGTACCCTGCGATATAATACTCAACCCTTAATTGTAGGAATGGGACTGTCCATGAGACCGTAGATGTGCGAATGGCAGTCGCTGTTAGAGGGGTACTGGTACCTAAAAAAACCCAGTTTTTACCCCCTGTTGCTGCGGTAGAATTTAGCATTGCTCTAGTGACTGTATTAGCCCCCATAGCATTGGCTGTGCCCGCAGTTAAACCTGAAGCAGTGCCTGTACAGTTTGTTAATACACCACTAGAAGGTGTACCTAGTACACCACCATTAACTAATACCGACCCAGCAGTTCCCACCGCTACGCCTAATGCCGTTGTTACATCAGCGCCTGTAAGAATAGTAGACGGAGCAATACCTGCACCCCCCCCAATAACTAAAGAGTTTGCAGCTAACGCAGCAGAAGTAGCCCACGCTGTACCGCTTGAGAAATAAGGAATACCACCGGATGTACCTGCTACAGTAAGAGCGGGTGTAGTTGTAGGAGTTGCTACCGAGATTAAACCCCCAGTAAAACCTACAGAAGTTACTGTACCACTGCCCCCGCCACCGCCAGCAGGTGTTGCCCATGTACCATCACCACGCCAGAATGTAGTAGCTGATGCTGAAGTACCACTATCAAGCGCACTAACAGCTACTGCCAAAGTTCCACCTAATGTTAAAGAACCCGAAGATGTAACCGTACCGCTTAAAGATAATCCTGATACAGTGCCTGTTCCACCAATGCTAGTAACTGTACCTTGAGGGTTTGCAGCTGTAGTGAGAGCCGTTATTTGGCCTTGACCATTAGTAGTGATAACTGGAATTAATGTAGAAGAGCCAACAGCAGTAGCGGCGGAACCAACATTGGTAATAGAAAATTGATTAGTAGCTAGTGTTAGCCCAGTACCTGCAGTGTATGTTTGTGCAGCTGCAAATTCTATAAAAACTAAAGCAGTTGTACCTATTACTATAGGTAAAGGAGTTTGTTGCACCCAAGATGTGTTAGCATTAGTAGGGCCAGATATAACCAGCAACATGTCGCCTTGATCTACTTCATTTGTGCCTGATCCGCTAGTATCATAATCTAAAGCTCTTGTAAGAATATAAGGCAGTAATGTAGTACCTACCCGTGTAACTGTATAAACACCGTTGTTAGCTTGAGTTGCTTCATTCTTAATTAATACACGTTGTGTGACTAAAGGTGTAGTTCCATCTACAGATACATCGCCATTAGCATTACCTGTAAGAGTAGCCCCAACTCCTAAAGTTCCGTTATTATAAGTATTAGCCGCTAGAGCTACTGTTGTAGCGTAGTTACAAGCAGCATGAAAATTAACCCCTGCAGCTATACTATCAGCGTAAGACTTATTAACTATGTCTGTACTAGATGTAGGGGCTGTAGATATCGTACCTGTAGTCAAAGCTACAGAAGGTAGCCATGTTGGGTTTGAATAGGAGCCATTAGAGTAGAGGCCATTAGTTACAGTAGCCGCATTACCACTAGTGTTTTGATTCCATATAGGTACAGTTCCAGTAAGTCCTGAGTATGGGACATTAGTAGCTGTAGCTGCATTACCACTAGTGCTTTGATTCCATGTAGGCACAGTACCTGTTAGGCCTGAGTATGGGACATTAACCGCTGTTGTAGCAGTCGTAGCTGTTGTAGCGGTAGTTGCTGTTGTAGCTGTTGTAGCTGTTGTAGCTGTTGTAGCTGTTGTAGCTGTGGCTGCATTACCAGTAGTGTCTTGGTTCCATGTAGGAATAGTACCAGTAAGGCCAGAATAGGGAGTATTATTAGCAGTATTTGCCGTTGTAGCAGTTAATGCATTACCAGTAGTGCTTTGGTTTAGTATTGGGAAGTCACCATTAGAGGCTACTGCGAGTGCCCCTGCGCTTCCTTTTAATATCCCAGTAATTGAGGTAGATAGTGTTATTGCAGGTGTCGTTGTAGAAGTTGCTACTGTACCCGTAAACCCATTTGCACTAACTACAGATGTATCAGTAACGGTACCACTACCTCCGCCCCCACTAGGAATCCAGCCACTAGTAGATAATACATAACCTATTTCAGCTATTAGTGGGGCTGGAGCTTCTCCTTGGATACCGTCAGCAGAGCCAGTTGGGGATGTGAACACCCCAAAATCAACTATCCCTGAATGAGGGGCAACAGACATATACTACAAACTCGCAATAAAGTCTTGGTGCTTAGTAATAATGGATGCTTTTAAATCTTCCACCTCTAGTCTAGTTTGCGCTGCTATACTAATCTCTCTAGTTAGCTCTGCTAATTTAGCTTCACCTGCTAGTTTTAAACTGTCAGCACTAGCCTGAGTAGACTTAGCCGCTTTTAAAACTTGGTTAGTCTCAGCAGCTTCAGAAACAGCAGTTGCTTTTA